AATAAGTATAGATATTGGTATAAAGAATTTAGCATTTGTATTAATAGAAAATGAATTTAATAGTAATACATTAAAAATTCATAGATGGAATATAATAAATTTATGCAATGACATACCAAATTGTATTATAAATAATTGTAAAAAGCCTGCAAAATATAGTAAAAATGATATATTTTGTTGTAAACAACATACAAAAAATACAGAATATAAAATAAGCAATATTAATTTAAAATTATTATCAAAAATGAGTTATAAAAATATTGTAGAATTAATAGAAAGTAATAATATAATTTATAATAAAGGTGCAACAAAGGTAGAATTAATAAAAATTTTGGAGGATTATAATAATAGTAATTGTTTTGAGATAATAGAAACATCAAATGCAAATAATATAAATTTAATTCAATTAGGTATAAATTTGAAGATAAATATGAATAAATTGTTATTAGAATTGAAAGAGAGTTTAAATATAGATATAACAAATATAGATTTAATATTGTTAGAAAATCAAATAAGTCCAATAGCAAATAGAATGAAGACGTTACAAGGTATGATTGCTCAATATTTTATTGATTTGGGAAATTATAATATAGAGTTTATTTCGGCAGTTAACAAATTAAAATTATTTAATGATTATAAAAATACATCTTATAATGAGAGAAAAAAGTTAGGAATTAAATATTGTTCTAATTTTTTGGATTCAAAAAATATGAATGTAGAATTAGAATTTTTTAATAAACATAATAAGAAAGATGATTTAGCTGATTGTTTATTACAGGCGATATATTATATATCTACATTTAATGATTTTAAATTAAATGATTTAAAATAAAATATTTAAAAAATAAAATAAATAATAATGCGGACTACTTAAAAATATTATTTATATTAAATTAATAGTAATGGATATAATTGAAATTGAGCCTGATATTATTGATATCGATGACAATATAAATTTATCAAAACCAATTAAATTATCTACGTCTTCTGATAATATAGATATAATTGATACAACGGATGATTTGCAATCAAGTAATTTTGGTTCAGGAATAGAGTTATTAATGAATGATAAGAATAAGAATGAACCAAAGAGTAAAACATCCATTGATATTGATGATATTGCACAATTAGAGAATGAATTAAATGATTTAAGTGATTTAACAGATAACAATGTGAGAGAAAAAAAAGAAGCAACAAATAAAACAATATTTAGTGGATTATTTGGAAATAAAAAAGATGGAAAAAATGTTAAAGAAATTCCTAATAATGAACCATCTTTAGGGAAATCGACTGTTGAATTAAATGAAAATAAAACATGGGATGGTTATGGAAAATTCTCAAATGTTCCTCTTTCCAATGATTATGTTAACAAAAAACCGGAATTAACAAAAGAAGAAGAATTAAAAGAAAAATTTAAATATTTAAGAAAGTTTGATGAATTAGAAAAAAAAGGTGTTACCACTAGCAAACGATACAATATGGATTCCGATTTACAAGAAATGATAGGTGAATATGAAACTATTCTCTCTGAAAAAGAGAGACAAAATTCGGTTAAATTTCAAGGAAAAATGTTGATGGCATGCATTACTGGAATAGAATTTTTAAATAATAGATTTGATCCATTTGACATAAAATTAGATGGTTGGGGAGAACAAATAAATGAAAACATAGATGATTATGATGAAATATTCGGTGAATTACATGAAAAATATAAATCAAAAGCTAAATTATCACCCGAATTAAAATTATTATTCCAGTTAGGTGGCTCTGCTATTATGGTTCATATGAGTAATACCATGTTTAAGTCTGCTATGCCAGGAATGGATGATATAATGAGACAAAATCCAGAATTAATGAAACAATTTACTCAAGCAGCAGTAAATACTATGGGAGATAATAATCCAGGATTTGGAGGATTTATGAATAATGTTTTTAATGGACAAGGTAATTCAAATCAATCTAATAGAGAAAATGTAAATCGACAAAATGGATTAGGAAGTGGTGCTAATCCTGGATTTGGTGGTTTATTCTCTCAAATGGGAATGGGAAATAGAGACATGCCACCAACATCTAATGTTGGTCCTCCTCCTCCTCCTACAGAAACTAAACTACCGGAAAGAAGCAAAAGAACACAAAATATGTCAAATAGACCAGATTTAATGCGTGCGAGAGGTGAAGCTAGTTCAAATGATTCTAGATTTGAAGAAATAGGAACTTCTATATCATCTAATTATGGTGATGCAAATAATGAAGACAAGATATTACGTCCAGAAATGAAAGGTCCATCGAGTAATATAAAACAAAGTGAAATAAATAGTTTATTAAGTGGATTAAAAAATAAACAAAATGTTGAAACAAAAGAAGTAAATCAAGCAAGCACAATAAGTGTTGAAGATTTAAAAGATTTAACTAATGTTAAAATTCCGAAAACTAAAAGAAAACAAAAATCAGATAAAAATATTGTTAGTTTAGATATATAAAATATAATAAAATATAATAAAATATAATAAAATATAATATAATAAAATATAATAAAATATAATAAAATAAAATATAATAAAATATAATAAAATATAATAAAATATAATAAAAATATAATGACATTAAATGTATAATGGCGTTAACAAATTTAGATAAAAATAATTTATATCGTTTATTTGAAATGATAAATTTGAATGATCAAGAATTAAATCATAAATTTGTTTCTTTAAAAGAGAATTATTCTACATATAGTAAACTAGAATTAATAGCTAAACAAATGATATATTTGAAAGAAGAAGCAACAAATATATTAAAAAATCATGAATTAAATGAAGAAATTAATAAAATATCGTGTAATTTTAAAAAGGTTCCAGGGACATATTATTATTTATACGAAATTAATAATCAAAAAGTATTATCTTTAATCTCTGATAATGAATGGAGTACATATGATAAATTTTTAGGTAAAGTATATTATAATTATGATTGTATATTCTATATATCATAAATTTTTGATGATAAATTTTTGATGATAAATTTTTGATGATAAATTTTTGAAAATATTATTTATATTTATTATATAAATAATGTTTAATAAGACAAAAAGAGTATGTGCGTCATGTTTAAATTTTAATTTTAAAAAAACATTAAAAGTAAATAATAAACATGAACCTAAATGGTTACATAAAAAACATTATTTGAATGAATTTATCAATAATTATAAAAAATTTAAAATAAATTATCCAAAAAATTATACAAATAAATTAAAATTTTATATTAATAATAAATATGCAAATCGAAAAATATTATATTGGGGTGCTGAACCAAGTAATACAATTTATATAAAAGATGCTAAAACTGCGTATAATAAATTTTCAAATAGTGGAGTAGCGTTAATTGATAAAGATGGATTTGTTGAAATTAAATTTGAGATGCCCCAAAATTACAAAACAATTATGAAAAATCATACAAAAATTCAATCTTTCTTTAAACATATTCATTTTGTAATAAGTAGTATTAATAATGACTATTGGAAAAAACAAATATTTACAAAATTAGTTCATAACAATTATAAATATCATAAACTTATTAAATTATTGAAATCTAAAGAAGCTATAATTTTAAATGTTTTACCTTGTGATATATATGCTAAAGATCATATACCTAATACATACAACTTACCTTATAAAGATATACAAAAAATGAAAACAAATGAAATTAATAATTGGATTAAATCATTAATTGATTTACATTATTCTAAATTAAAAAAAATGTTGAATTCTAATAAAATTGAATTATATGAAGTTCCTATAATATGTTATTGTGCACATAGTAAATGCACTGCATCAATGATTGGTTGTGAAAATTTAATGAAAAAGGGTTTTGTAAATGTAAGTTTATATGAAGACGGTATGAAAGGTTATAAAGAAAATAGTTAATTTTGAGTTATATTTTTATTATAATAATATTTTTATTATAAATATATTTTTATCTATAGCAATTATATATGTATTTTAATTCATTTTTAAAGAAAAATACACATAAATTATATATATTTTGTTTATGGATATGGATATTATCAGCATTATATTTATTAAATATAACTACATTTTCAACATTGTTACTATGTTTAATAAGTTTAATATTTACAATATTAAGACAAATATTTTCTAAATTTAATAAAATTAATCATTCTGTTAATTATTTTATAATAATATTTGAAACAATAGTATTTTTAAGTATATATTATAAACATGTTA